GACCTGCAGGCGGTAGCATGGTTCATTGAGAAAGAAAGGTGGACCAACAACGGCTGGACTACTAAAGCGGGCGAGGGCGGTTCTTTGGAATACGAGATGTCTCTTGCTGGAGCGCCTGATCAAGCTAGGGTTGACGAGCTTCGACGCTCTATTAACCAAGGGTTTAAAACACCAGCTCGACGCAAGACTGAGACTGATGAGGAGTACGAAGGTCGTATTGCAGTAGCACGACGTATTTTCGATGATAACCGCGACCAGATGCAGGCAGAGCTTTCTATAATGGAGGCACCGCTGCAGCGGTATCAGCTTGGTGTGTCAGGCGAAAGACCAAATCAACCCATGAGCGGATACGCTCAGGCAGAATTGGCCGCAGAGTTTGATGACGTTGTAAGAAACGACGACAGTGTCCTGACTTACAATCTTGCAAACACATACGGGTCCTTCATGGGGGATACCGAAAGAGCATTGAATGCTGAGTTCGTAGTACGTCAAAACTTTAATCCTGAAGCTCTGCGTAGGCGCCTTATTGAGCAAGGTAAAGCCTATGACCAAGACGCGGTATTCATGTCCCGCGTGGTATCTGCCGATACACCAAACGCACGGCCCGGTGTCGAGATTTACTTCAAGGAATCCATCACTCCTGCCCAGATGGCTAAGGTAACCGAAAGGCTTAGAGAAAAAGGAGTTGATGGGTTTACTTATGTAACGGACATGCGGTTCGATGACCGCATAAATCGTCAGACTAGATCAGGCGATCCAGAGACAGCGGCGCTGACAGGACTGCGATTCCAGTACGTACCAGAGTTTGACGACGCCTTTGATCCCGCGAGGTCTAGCGAAATATACGCGGAGCAAGCGGACTTGTTCCGTGATGTTGTAGCTGATACCATTGCCGATGGTAATGTGTCTGACGCACGCATGACCTATTACGATACACAAGTTTATTTTAGAGACGATTACGATGATTACCTTACAAGATCAGCTCCAGAAGGAAATCCAGAAGCGCGGGGAGAACTCGCCACTGGCGCAGATGATTCGCAATCAAATCGCAGCGGAGAAGGGGCGCCAGAGCCTCCAGAACCTGTACGTGACGGGGGCGGTCAAGCGCCCGGCGCAGAGCTAAGCCTTGTAGAGTCCATTACACCTGAGCAGCGTGACGCGTGGCGCAATGCCAACAAGGGCGACTTTAGGCAAACACAGACGCCTGAACTTGCTGACGCTGCTCGAGACCTAGACGCTGGAAAAATATCCATAGAGGACTACGCTCAAAAAGTAAAAGAGCTGCGCCCTATCGAACTAATAACCGAAGTCCCCAAGATTTCCTCTTTTGAGGAAATGGCCTATGCGCTTGATAAAAACAAAGTAGAAAAGGGGCTGATTGGTTTAAACAAAGAAATCCCCGATGGCACCCTAGTTGGCTCCCGACTAGATATTCCCGCATATAACAACTACGATACGTGGGTTGTATCCGTACACGAGGGCACTGGTGTTAGCGGTAAGTCTATGGGCTATGGAAAGGTAGCGGTTCTGGATGATGTCAAGTTTAATAGCAATCCAGACGCCGCACTTGGTGTAGCAACAGGCAAAAAAGACAAAGCACCGTTTGCTAGAATGAACGGCAAGTGGCGCAATATGGACGTAGAAGAGGCCCGTAGTCTTGCGGAGCAGCACCTTAACGACCCAGAGTGGACGCAGGTTGGAATGAACCCCTATCGGCATTCTTTCTTCTACGACAAAAACACAGGAATGCCTGTAGATACGGCAGAACAAGTAATTCAGATAGGACCCTTGGTGCTAGCCAAAAAGGCCACGACACGTCCCTTGAGAAGCCCAGAGCACATGCTTAGGGGCAGCACTGCGGAAAATCCAAAATATTTTAAGCACGGCGGTAATGTAGAGCGCATGACCAACGATAACCGCAAATACATCTAGGACGACGACATGCCAATAGACAAGGTAGTAAACCTAGCGCCCGTAACTGACATCATTGAGATGATGGAAGAGGATGCGCCGGACATAGAGGTCATCCTTGAAGACGACGGTAGTGCTGTCGTTGAAGTAAGCGAAGAAAACGATGTCGATTTCTACAGCAATCTTGCAGAAGTAATCGACGAAGACGAGCTAGGTCAGATTTCTCTGGACCTTTTGGCGTTGTTCGAGGCGGATAAGTCTTCGCGTTCTGACTGGGAAGACATGTATTCCAAAGGAATGGAGCTTCTTGGTCTTAAAATTGAGGACAGAACACGTCCTTTCCGCGGTGCAGCAGGTGCGGTTCACCCAATGCTGACGGAATCTATTGTTCAGTTCCAATCTCAGGCTTTTAAAGAGCTAATGCCGGCCGGAGGTCCTGTTCGTACGCAAACCTTAGGCAAAGAAACGCTAGATAAGGTCCAGCAAGCGTCACGCGTGCAGGATTTCATGAATTACCAGATCACGACGGTGATGAAAGAGTACACGCCGGAGTTCGACCAGCTGCTTTTTTACGTTGGATATGGTGGTTCAGCCTTTAAAAAGGTCTATTACGACGAGCAGCTAGGCCGCATGGTCAGCCGTTTGGTCCTACCAGATGATCTTTATATCCCTTACAACGGCTCGAGCGTCATTTCTCAGTGCCCAAGAATTACCCACCGCATTTCAATGGACTCAAATGAGTTCAGAAAGCGCGTTGTGGCGGGCGAATACCTTGATGTAACTGTAGAACCAAGCGAAAACCCGCTTGGTGGTGATCAAATTCGCTATTCTGTGGACAAAATTACCGGCTTGGTCAACACAGGCGAGCCGGAAGAGATATTTTTGCTTGAATTCCAAGTGGATTTGGACATTTTGGGCTTCGAAGACGAGGACGAAAAGGGCAAACCCACCGGAATTAAGCTGCCATACGTAGTAACCATTGATGAAAACAGTGGTCAGGTGGTGAGCGTTCGTCGAAATTGGCTTGAGAACGACGAATACAAGTGCCGACGCGAGTATTTTGTGCATTATGTGTTGGTAGAAGGTCCCGGTTCTTACGGTTTGGGCTTTGTGCACCTGATTGGTGGTCTTTCAAAGACTGCAACTATGGCACTACGCCAACTTTTGGACGCAGGAACACTGGCCAACCTCCCTGCAGGCTTTAAAGCCAAGGGCGCCCGCATTGCAGACGACGATAATCCGATTCAACCGGGCGAATGGCGAGATATTGACGCCGGAGGTGCTGAATTGTCGTCTTCCTTGCTGCCTTTGCCGTATAAAGAGCCTTCTCAGACACTGTTTACCCTTTTAGGCTTCACTGTAGACGCAGGAAGGCGCCTTGCAAGCATAGCTGATATGCAGGTAGGGGATGGCAACCAACAGGCCGCTGTGGGCACCACACTGGCCCTGCTGGAACGTGGCTCTATGGTCATGTCGGCTATACACAAGCGCCTGTATTACGCTCAGACGCAAGAATTTGAGATGTTGGCAGAAGGTTTTGGTCACTACCTGCCTGATGAATACCCCTATGACGTCCCCGGGGCCTCTCGTTGCGTCAAGAAGGCGGACTTTGGCCACATGGTAGCGGTATTGCCGGTTGCCGACCCCAACGTATTCTCTGCGGCCCAGCGCATCACCCTTGCCCAGACTCAGTTACAGCTGGCACAAAGCGCTCCGCAGATGCACAACATGTACGAGGCGTATTACCGCGTCTATCAGGCCATGAACGTGCGGGACATTGACGGTATTTTGAAGGTACAGACCAATCAAATGCCTAAGGACCCGGCCAGCGAGAACATGGACGTAGCGGACGGTAAAGAGCTAAAGGCCTTTGCTGGCCAACAGCACGACGCTCATATCGCGTCTCACTTAATGATGGGGCTGTCCCCTTTGACTCAGAGCAACCCGCTTGCTGCATCTGAGCTGCAAAAGCACATACTTCAACACATCCGTTTGAAGGCTGAAGAAGCTACTGAGGCAGAGCTGTACATGGAATATGGGGAAGACCCGGACAACATGATTTCAGAGCTGCAGCGTGAAGCAATGATTTCTATCAAAGTAGCTGAATACATGATTGAAATGAAGTCTCTGCAAGGCCAGCTTTCTGGAGAGGGCTCTGGCGAGGACCCAGTGGTTGCACTTAAAGCACAGGAACTGCAGCAGCGAGCAGCCAAGGACCAAGCAGACGCTCAACTCAAGCAGCAAAGCCTGCAGGTTGATCAGCAACGTATTCAGGCAAACCAGCAAGATAATGAGGCGCGTATACAGGCTCAGAAAGAAATTGCAAACCAGCGCGCGGCTGTTGCAAGAGAAAGAATTTATGCGCCTAAACAAGGAGGCCGATAATGCCTTTGAAAAAAGGTTCTAGCCAGAAAACCATCTCTAAGAATATTCGTACTGAGATAGCGGCAGGAAAGCCTAGAAAACAGGCCATCGCTATTGCCTTGAACACCGCAGGCAAGAGCAGGCCGATTAAGAAAAAGACTGGTGGTTCAGTTAAAAAACCCGCGATAAAAACCGTCAAGAAGAGAGACGGTAATCGACCCGTTAAAATTTATTAACGCAAGCCTTCCAGATGGTGGCACTAAACCATCTGCTTACATGGAAACACGACCATGCTTGAGTTCGCTGAAAGCGTACTGAAAGAAGTCAGAAAGCTAAAGACAGATTCAGAAACCATTATTCTTAATGGTTCTATCTCTGACATGGAGCGCTACCGTTTCATGATGGGCCGTTTGGAAGGTATAAAACTTGTGGATGAAATTATCCGACAGCAGTTGGGTAAGTATTCAGAAGAATAACCAACCAAAGGAGCCTATATGGAAGCCGAGAAGAAGTTAACGCCTCTCGAAGAAAAGTGGAAAGCTGAGGCAGAAAAGCCTAAGAAAACCACTCTTGACGATGCGTATACCCAAGAGGGGAAAGTAGCAGACGAGGGTCTGTCCCAGTCTGTGCTTGATCTTATCCCCAAACCTACTGGATGGCGCATAGCTATTCTTCCTTTTCGTGGCGCTAAGACCACAAAGGGAGGCATTGTTCTTGCCCCTGAAACCCAAAAACAGACCCAGCTTGCCACTAATGTTGGCTATGTTTTGAAGATGGGTGACCTAGCCTATGCGGACGAATCTAAGTTCCCATACGGACCATGGTGCAAGGAAGGGGATTGGGTAGTGTTTGGCCGTTATGCCGGCTCTCGGATTCAAATAGACGGTGGTGAAATTCGTCTGTTAAACGACGATGAAATTCTTGGGATCGTGAATGATCCTGACGACATTGTTCACATGTAAGGAGAGATAGAATGAGCGAACCTAAGAACGAAGAGCTAGAGTTCAACGTAGGCGAAGACGAGCAAGAAGCTACTGTTGAAATGAACGAAGACGGCACCGACGCTAAAGTGGCGTCAGAGGAAGAGCCTCCTGTCGTTGAAGAAGAAAAAGCAGAGGCGCCAAAAAGCGAGGACCTTGATAAACATACGAAGGGGGTGCAGAGGCGGATTGATAAACTGACGGCAAGATTGCGTGAAACGCAACGTCGTGAAGAAGCCGCTATTGAGTATGCTAAAAGTGTTCAACAGGAAAATGAAGAGCTTCAGCAAAAATACACTAGGACAGATACTGCAAGATTAGGTGAGGCCAAGAATCGAGTAGAGACTCAGGTCACTGCGCTAAAGCACATTATCAAAAAAGCCCGTGAAGAGGGCGACATTGATACAGAAACTGAGGCGCAACAAAGGCTTACGACTATAGTCTGGGAGCAACAGCGTTTAGCCCAAACGCTTCAAGAGCGTGAGTTAGCCTCAAAACAGCCGCAGCAGCCGAGGGAAGTCCCTGAAATACTGCAGCCTCGTCGAGCAGCGCCTGACCCAAGAGCGGAAGAGTGGGCAGAAAACAACCCTTGGTTTGGTCAAAATACAGTAATGACTCACGCTGTATGGGGGTTACATAAAGACTTAATACAGAAAGAAGGGTTTGACCCAACCAGTAATGAGTA